TTTGCCGGAAGCCCGCCGCCTGCCCTGCCGCTCGCCGACAAGGCTCGTGCGCTGCAATTCCTGCGCGTGCTCTCGACAATGCCGCGCCGGGGGGAGGATGATGCTACTGGCAAAATCCGCACCGAGATCATCACCAGCAGGCTTGTAGGTCTTCCTGTGGCGCAGATCGACTGGACGCTCAACGAAGCCCTGCTGCGGTTCACGTTCTTCCCGAGCGTGAAGGAGATTATGGAGTTGGCCGGAGAGTGGGAGCGCAATGATGATGCTGTTCGCGCTCGCCGCCTCGCTGCGAGCCGTGTTCGCCACGAGGCTTTGTCTCGGCTGGAAGATGCCCGGTCGAAGCTGAAGTGGGGGGAGTGCTCGCCAGAGTGGATTGCCGCCTTGCCGGAGCACACCGCCAAGGTTTTGCTGTCCGAGCGCTTACTCAAGAAATGTGCTAAGACCGGCGCGCTGGCTCAGGGTAACTTCTACCGGGAGTGGTGCGAGTTCCTTGAGCGGCAACAGAGCGGCGATGCCGTCAACGAAGGAGACTCAGCATGAGCGCGCCGGTTGTGACGCAGGCGGATAGGGAGGNAGCATGGAAGGTGTGGCGCTCACTTAATGGAGTATGGCAACCTTGGATGGCCGCCTCCAAGGCGTCATTCTTAGGTGGAGACTGGGACACCGAAGAAATAGTGCAGGCTTTCGCCCGCCACCGCCACCAGTCCACCGCCCCGCTACAGGGCTGGCGCGAGGCCGTAGAATGCGCGCTGCTAGTGTGGATGCGAACCGCAGACGAATTTGAAACCCCGCGTGAGGCTGTCCAGTGGCTAATCGAGTGGGAGCAGTCTGTTGCCCTTGACCCAAAGGTTTCGGAGAGGGCGAAAGCTCTGATGGGTAATGCGGCCCCGCTGATCGAAGCGATGAAGGCGGCGCAGGAATCAGGTGAGGCTTTGCTGTCAGCCTGCAAGCAGATGATTGCGGATACCTTGCCCATGCTCGCTGAGATGCAAATGCGCGGGCGCGGCCCCTATACGGGAAAACAGATCGGTGACGAAATGGCCGCGCTTGCCGTTGCCCACGCCAAGCTAACCGCAGAAATCAAAGCCGCGAAGGGAAATGAATGATGGAAAGATGCTACTGCACACAGCCAATGGGTTTTCACCACAATCCTATTTGCAAGCTTCACGGATTGGTCACACCTGAAAACATTATCAGGCCGGAAACGCGCGCGCATCGCTCTTACCCTTTTCTTGAGCGCCTGAGGAAAGTGAATGGTGCTCGATGCCGCGAGTGGATGGGTTTGGATCAGGAGGATGCGCTCTTTATAGCTACTGAATTTGGAGGTGAATCAGGTGAAGTTCAAAACGTGGTCAAGAAACTAGAGCGGGAGGCGCGTGGTTTGCGGGGCAGTCGTGCGACAGTCGATCAACTTGCTGATGAGATAGGTGACGTTCTGATCTGTCTCGATAGTCTGGCGCGATGTTACGGGATTGACCTTGAGCAAGCCACCGCCCGCAAATTCAATAAGACGAGTGATGCTAATGGCTTCGAGCACAAACTATAACCGAGAAGGGGGAAGATGATGCATATCAACCTTAAAAAGCTGCACCCGGATTTCTGGAATGGGTTCCTGACGACATGGATGCCGGAACATTTCGCGCGACCGACAAGGGCCGTGCGCTTTTGGCCGTCCGCGCCCACCTCGAAAGGAACCCCGATGCCTAACGCCACCCGCCTAGCCCGTCGCTGGATCGCCAGCCATGTTAGCGCGCATGGGGCGCGGTGGGGGGAGTTGCCTGAAGGGCCAACCTGATATACGAACCTCAACATGGAGACGAAGCCCATGTCCGACCTCACAAATTACGAACAGACCGTGCTCCGCATGATCGAAGAGGCTGCTGAAATGGGCTTCCCCTGCCCCTCAAACCTCGACATCGAAATGGAGCTTGGCTGCAACTCCACCAGTGTCGCGCCAGTCGTTGTCCGCAGGCTTGAAGAGAAGGGATTGATCCTCGTGACACGATACCAGCGCGCCAGAGAGATCACCGTCACCAGCACAGGCTTGAGCACCGCTCGCCATCCGCAGCGCCAGACCACCAGATCACACGTTCCTCGCGGCGCAGGCTCCGCTTCAGGTAAGCTCGCCAAGGTCAGCCGGAGGATGAAATGAGCCTCCACACAGAGATCACCAAGCAGTGCCGTGAGATCGAAGCACAGGGATGCAAGCCTACCGCGATCCTGTTGAACTTGGACACCAAGGTAAGACTCATCGAAACCATTCCCGAGAACCGCAAGTCGTGGTTCCGCCCCTCACCCATCGCCAGCACTGACGCTGACAAATATCGCGGCCTGCCTATCGTTCTGGACTGGACGATGACTACAGGAGAGGTGAAGGTCGCATGAGCAATGAGTGGACAGATGAGGATAAGGCAATCGCAGTCGCCATGAAGCGCGTCCGCATTCCCGCCAAGGATATTGCGGCCCGCCTCGGCAGAACCGTGTCTTCGGTCAGCAAAATCACAGCGAAGGCCAAAGCAAAGCGCAGGCTNGATGGCCGTCGCGGCGCAAAACTCAGCAACAAGTTTCTGAGCGTCGTCACAATGCACGATAGCACCGGGGCCGAATAGCCATGAGCAACGATGTCGTCATCTACACAGAGCGCGAACTCACATGGGATGAGCAGGTAGAGCACTTGCTCGCAGAGGTGGCCTCTGGCCGCGCACTGACCACGGTGCTTCGCGAAGACGAGGGGATGCCCACGCAGCGAGCCTTTTGGGGCAGGATGATGCACGACGAGGCTCTGGCGCAAAAAGTCGCGTGCGCGCGCGAGGCTGGGGTCGAGGTCATCATGGAGCAGGTTCGCGACATCGCCGACACGCCCGTTGAGGCTGTCGAACTGACGGAAGAGTTTGGCCCTGATGGCGTGAAGCGCCGCCGCACCGTGAAGGAAGCGCTCGGCCACCGCCGCCTTCAGATCGAGACGCGCCTGAAGTATGCGGCCATGATTAAGCCGCGCAAGTATGGCCCGAAGCTCGACCTCACCAGCGATGGCGAGAAGCTGTCGAGCATTGCTGACGCGATTGCAGAGGGCAACCGCAGGATTGAGGAAGGCCGCAAGTGAAGGCAAGGCACCCCCGCATCAATTGCTGCATCATCGGCTGCAAGCGCGGCTCGACGCAGTGTGAGCCGGGGTGCCTCATCATCTGTGGTAAGTGCTGGCGCAAGGCACCGAAGGCTCTGCGCACGCGCCACACCGACTGCCTGCGGCTGATGCGCAAATACCAGCGCCGCCTCGACACCGAGAAGGCCCGCGTGTTCGAGCTTCGTGCCGACCGCATCTGGTCTTCGATCCGCGCCATCCTCAATGACGACGAGCTTCAGGAAATGCCCGAGCAACTGCCCGCCCTGATGGCTGAAGAGCTTCGCCGCATGGGCATCGTCTGATGGCTGAAAGTCCCGAGATCACACTGGCGCGGCGCATCGGCGAGTTCCGCTACAGCCCGCGCGACTACGCCAAGTTCGCCTTCCCTTGGGGAAGCGAGAAGCTGCCCGAGCTTGGCCTGCGCTCGTGGCAAGACGAAATGCTCCACCAGATCGAAGAGCACCTGCAAAACCCGCTGACCCGCCACATGCCCCTGCGCATCGCCCGCGCCTCGGGCCACGGGATCGGAAAAGGCAGGTGCAAAAGCACTTTATTTCTCACTCCCTGTGGCCCATACACCGCTGATGGAAAGGCAGGTGGCATGGCGCTGAAACTATGGGGCGACCTTAAGGTCGGAGACTTTGTGTTTGGTGCGGACGGGGCGCTGACGCGGATCGTGGCGACGAACGATTATCGGCGGCAGCATTACCGTGTCACGTTCGATGATGGCTCAAGCACGGTAGTATCGGGCGAGCACGAGTGGAATGTGCGCGGGAGACAGGAGCGCCGCAGGGGGTTGGACGGCTGGCGCACCATCGAGACACAGGAAATCATCGCTCTCGGCGTGAAGCGCCCTAACGGCAAGTCTCTGGCGCGACAGTGGGAGATACCCATTCAAGGGGCGGTGCAGTTTGAGACAGCGGCTGGCCTGCCTCTCGACCCCTATGTGATGGGCGTGTGGCTGTCAGATGGCAGTAAGGGCCGTATCACCAAATCCAGCCCCGCTGTGCGCGATAAGCTGCGCCAGCGCCATCATGGCGCGGTTGTCGAGCACGCGGGCGGAAAAGGGGTGGGCATTCATAGTGTCGATTGGAGCGCCGACCCCGTGCTGCGCTGCCGCTCGTGGGAGAAGTATATCCCCGACCGTTACAAGTTCGCATCGGTTGAGCAGCGGCGCGCTTTGTTCGAGGGGTTGTGCGATGGCGATGGCGAGGTGAACGCATCTAGCTCTATCGGGTATTCGTCGTCGTCGGAGAGGTTGGTCGATGACATGATTTGGCTCGCCCGCTCCCTTGGCTACAAGGCCAGAAAACAGCCAACGGTCAAGCACCCGACATACACTCACGGAGGCGAGAGGCGGGATGGCAGGCCGAGCTACCGGGCCACGATCAACTGCCCGACCAACCCCTTCATTCATGAGGGCCGCGCTGCCGCGTGGAAGCCGAGTGAGGCGCGATACCTGTCCCGCTGGATCGACAGCATCGAGCCTGTCGGCATCATGGACGGCATGTGCATCACCGTCGAAGCGGAAGATCATCTGTATCTGGCAGATGACTTCATCGTGACCCACAACTCGGCTGGCATCAGCGTGGTGAACAAGTGGGCGCTCGACACGCTGGTGGACACCCGCATCGTCATCACCGCGAACACCGAGGGCCAGCTTCTCACCAAGACCAGCCCCGAGCTTGCGAAGTGGAACGCCCTGTCAATCACCTCGCACTGGTTCAAGGCCAACGCGATGAGCCTCGCCTCGCTTGAGCCGGGGCATGGGCAGTCATGGCGCTCCGACCTCGTGACGTGGAGCGAGCGCAGCACCGAAGCGTTTGCCGGTCTGCACAACAAGGGCAGGCGCATCGTCCTGCTGTTCGATGAAAGCTCGGGCATCATCGACAAGATTTGGGAGGTCAGCATGGGCGCGCTGACCGACGAAGGCACCGAGATCATCTGGCTCGCGCTGGGGAACCCGACCAAGAACACCGGAGCCTTCCGCCGCGCCTTCGGTAAGGATCGCTCCCTGTGGAACACAGCGCAGATCGACAGCCGCACGGTCGAAGGCACCAACAAGCCCTACCTTCAGCAGATCGTGGACACCTACGGCGAGAAGCATGACATCACCCGCGTGCGCGTGCTCGGCCAGTTCCCCTCTGCCTCGTCGATGCAGTTCATCGGCACCGATCTGGTGGCTGCTGCGCAGGAGCGCCCACTGCCCGAAACCCTGCCCTCTGACCCTGTGGTGTTCGGCGTGGACTGCGCCCGCTTCGGCGATGACAAGAGCGTGCTCGCCATCCGCTGTGGCCGCGATGCCCGCTCGCGCCCTTGGAAGGTGTGGGAGCACATGGACAGCATGACCATTGCCGGTGACATCGCGCTCGAAGCGCGCCGCTGGCACCCCGAGGCAATCATGGTGGATGCTGGCAACATCGGCGGCGCTGTGATCGACCGGCTGCGCCAGTTGCTCGGGCCTGACGTGCCGGTGATCGAGGTGTGGTTCGGCGGCGCTGGCGGGGAGACAGAGCTTGACCCCGGCATCACCATGCGGACGAAGAACAAGCGCGCCCTGATGTGGACGAAGATGCGGCACTGGCTGGCTGGTGGCTGCATCCCGCCGACACAGGAACTCGACGACGATCTGGTTGGCCCCGAGTATGGGTTCGACGAGGATCAGGCGATTATCCTTGAGCGCAAGAAGGACATGAAGAAGCGCGGCCTGCCCTCGCCAGATCACGGTGACGCGCTGGCCTGCACTTTTTCAGAACCCATCATGCCACGAACCGTCCCCGAATATTTGAACCCGGAAAACTACGATCACCTCTCCGGCGACCGTTACAGCGAGCTTGATTGAGTTCTGCGTCGCGTTGTGCAAAAAGGTGGGGGCAGCGGTGCGGAAACACCCTGCCCCCGATCAGCACTACAGGAGAGCGCCGATGATCTATTCCGTCTCTGTAAGACCCGTCCGTATCGAAGGCAATATCGCCTATGTCCCGCTGACCAAGGGATATGAGGCCGTGATTGATGCTGCCGACGCAGCCCTTGTCGGCCAGTGGAATTGGCACGCGATGGAGGATGGTGGGCGCGTCTATGCGGCGAGAAAGGATCACTCGGCAGGGCGCTCTGAAACGGTGCGCCTCCACCGCTTGCTCACTGGTGCCGCGAAGGGCGTGATGGTCGATCACCGCGATGGCGATGGCCTCAACAACCGTCGCAAGAACCTGCGAACCGCAACCAACTCACAGAACCAGCACAACCGCAGGCCGCAGCAGGGCCGGTGCTCACTGAAGGGCGTGTCGTGGCACTGTCAGGCGCGGCGCTGGCGGGCGCATATCTCGGTTGATGGACGCAAGCGCCATTTGGGCTTATTCGACACACCAGAGGCGGCGCACGCTGCATACTGCAAAGCCAGCACCGAACTTCATGGCGAGTTCGGGCGGGTGAATTAGGAGAAGACGAAATGCTGACCAATGGACTGCCCATCATCGAGCCGCGCCGCCCCACCACCAAGGTGAAGATCAGCCCGAGTATGCTGCCGATGTTCGCCACGATCTGCCCGTTCGACATCATCGGCTCTGAAAAGAGTGGCGACGGCGTTGTGGTGCTCGTGCTCGAAGGCAACGGACTTCCGCAGGCCGAGTGGAGCACGATCATGTGCGAGCGCAAGGGCAACAAGTCGGTTGTGGAGGTCGTCGGTGTCAACGCATAACCCATCGGCCCCACCGCCACCGGGCCTGCCGTCCATGCCGAAGCACCCCTTCGACAAGTGGCTCATGGATCAGGCCATCGCAGGCCACGACCGCATGTGGCTTCAGCGCAACCGCCCGATGCTGCTGAAGCGGTGGAAGCGCGACGACAGCCACTTGCCCCCGCCGCCGCCAGTCGAGCCGCGCCCGGTGCCGGATCGCTACAGTGAAGTTTAACCAAGGAGAAGACTGATGAACGAGTGCAACGAAGCCCCCAAGCAGACCTATGGCGAGATCGCCGTGGGCCTCACTTTCAACCCCGGTGGCAACCCCGATGTCGAGAAGATCAAGCGCGCGTTCGCCGATCTCATCGACATGATGGCCGAGCTTCGCCTCACGGCTGGCTCCGCTGGCAAGCCCGAGCAGGCCCGCCTCGCTTCGGTCGCCATCACCGAAATGCAGACCTCGCAGATGTGGGCGGTCAAGGCCGTTACCTTTAACGGCTGATTGACCCGCGCAGCCGGGGCGCGTAATCCCCGGCACCTTGGTGGGGCGTAGCTCAATGGTAGAGTAGCGGCTTCCAATCCCGCTGGTGTGAGTTCGATCCTCACCGCCCCCGCCATGATTCAACCCACCCCCGCAGACAGGTAATCCTCCGGCCACAGCCACAGGAGGCCACCATCTGCGCGCCCAAAACCCCTGACATTCCGACCATGCCCGAACGGCAGCAGACCAAGCTGCCCGACGCAGGCGCGTCCATCACCGTTGACGACCGCAAGCGGATGCGCCGCGCCATGTTCGCTGGCCTCAAGGGGACAACGCAAGGCGCGCTTGGCAATCCCACCGTGGCAGCGCCCACGCTAGGCGCGTAATGGCAAAGACCCTCCGCGAGAAATGTGAAGAGCGCCTGCTGGCGCTGAAGCGGCTGCGCGAGGACTATGACCCCGAGTGCCTTGAGATCGCGCGCTTCATGCAGCCGCACCGCTCGCGCTTCCTCACCAGTGATCGCGGTGCCGCTGGCAACCGCAACAAGACGAACCGTGGTGTTCGCCGCGAGTGGAACAACAAGCTCGCCGACACCTATGGCCTGAAGGCCGCACGCATCCTGACCAACGGCATGACCAGCGGCCTCACCAGCGCCTCGCGCCCGTGGTTCGTGCTCAACTTCGATGATGAGAACCTGCGGGATCGCCCCGGCGTGCGCGACTGGCTCTCCGAGGTCGAGCGCAGAATGTATGCCTTCCTCGCCCGCACCAACTTCTACGGCGCTGCCAAGACCGGCTATGCCGAGAACGGCCTGTTCGGCACCGAAGCCTGCCTGATGATGGAGCACCAGACGCGCGGGATGGTGTGCCACAACTTCACCTTCGGCGAATACTGGATCGCGACCGGCGACCACCGCGAGCCTGACGTGCTCTACCGCGCCTGCCCGCTGACCGTCCGTGAGGCTGTCCAAATGTTCGGCAACAAGGTGTCGCGCGACATCATGGATCGCTACGACAAGGGCAACTACACCGACATCGTAAACTACTTTCAGGCCATCGAACCCAACAGCGACTTCGCAGGCGAGTTCGGCCAGATGCCGTGGCGCTCGGTCTATTGGGATGCTGATGACGGCAAGAGCAAGACCGTCTCGGTGCGTGGCTTCATGGATCAGCCCTTTTGGGCGGCGCGCTGGGACGTGGCGAGCGGCGAAACCTACGGCACCTCGCCGGGGATGGAAGCCCTGCCAGCCGTGCGTGAAATCCAGCTTCAGGCCCGCCGCCGCAACGAGTTGGTGGACAAGCTGGTCAAGCCCGAAATGGTAGCACCGACCAGCATCCGCCTGACCGGCCAGCCCGGTCGCATCGTCTCTGGCTCCGGCATGACGAAGGAGAACTTCATCGTTCCCTACGTCCCCGAGTGGCAGGCGGTGCAGGCTCTGCGCGAAGAGCGCGAGAAGCTGGAACGCGAGATCGACGCCCTCACCTACGCCGAACTGTTCAACGCGATCACCAATATGCAGGGCATCCAGCCGCGCACGGTCGAAGAGATCGCTGCGCGCAACGAGGAAAAGCTCACCCAGCTTGGCCCTGTGATCGAGCGTGTCAGCAACGAGAAGCTGCGCCCGATCATCGAGCGCACCTATGGGATCATGCTGCGCGGCGGGCTGCTGCCGCCCGCACCAGAAGACATCGCCGAGCGTGAAATCAAGATCGAGTTCGTGTCGATCCTCACGCAGATGCAGCGCATGGTCGGGATCGGAAGCCTTGAGCGCACCGCCAGCTTCATTGGGAACCTCGGCGGCGTGCGCCCCGATGCGCTCGACAAGCTCGATGTGGACGAACTCATCGACGACTACGCCGACCGCGCTGGCGCTCCGGCCCGCATCATCCGCTCGGCCAAGGAAGTCGAAGAGGATCGCGCGGCCCGCGCGCAGCAGCAGCAGATGGCGCAGATGGCCGAAATGGCTCCGGCCATGCGTGATGGCGCAGAGGCGGCGCGCCTCCTGTCCGAGGCTGATGCCAATGTCGGTCGCGGCGAACTTCCGTCGATGTTGCCGGTATGATCTCCACCAGACAAGACGCAGAGTTCTTGCTTGCTCGCCCCGAGTTCCTGCGGGTCATGTATGACGTGATTCAAAGCGCAGGACTTCTCGGCAATAACGAAGCAGCCGATGGGCGAACAGTGCGTGACCAGAGCCTCGAATGGCACTCGGGACGCCGCAGCTTGGGGCATGAACTACTGCTGATGATCGAGCAGGGCCAACCGGACGCATTGCGTTCGCCAGACGGCTCTCCGCTGATGACACTCAACGCAGTTCTTCGTGAAGCCATCACCAACCCCAAGGAGAAGACCCGTGGCAGACGCAGCAGAAATGACGACGACAGATACGACGACCTCGACGGAGACGACAGCGCCCGCTGACGCCGCGCCGGTTGTCGAAACTGGCACCACCACCACCACCACGCAGGAGCCTGTTGCTGATGAGGGCACCCTTTTGGGCGGCGCGAGCAAGGAAGCGGTCGAAGGTGACGTCGGCGATCCGGCTGAAGTTGCACAGGCTGAAGGCCCGCCCGAAGCCTACGAGATCGCGCTGAAGGATGCTGACGGCAACGACATGGCGCTCGACGCCGATCTGCTGGCCGAAGCCACCCCGATCCTCAAGGAGATCGGCCTGACCAACGAGCAGGCGAACAAGATCGCACCGATGGCGCTCAAGATGATGCAGCACGGCGCGGCGCAGGCCGAAGCGCAGGGCGAGCAGATGCTGGCTGCTGCGAAGAAGGACTGGCTCGATCAGTTCAAGGCCAGCGAGCTTGGCGGTGCCAAGGCCGATGCCACGCTGCACACCGCGTCCAAGGCGCTCGACGCCCTCGGGTTCACCGAAGGGACGCCGTTCCGCGACTTGCTCAACGTCAGCGGGCTGGGGAACCACCCTGACATGATTACCACGTTCTTCCGCCTCGGCTCGCTGCTGTCGGAAGAGGACACCTTCGCCAACCCCGGTGGGGCCAGTGAAACCAAAACGGTCGGCCATATCGACCTCTACAAAGATGAAGGGAACTAACCAATGGCAACTCTCGGCACGACCTACCTGAACCTCATCGACCAGATGAAGAAGGGTGAAAACGGCCTCTACGAAATCGTGGAAGCACTGCACCAGCTTTCGCCGTTCATGCGCGATGCGAACGTGCTCACCTGCAACAGCGGCACCAAGCACAAGCACGCGATCCGCACCGGCCTGCCTTCGGTTTCGTGGGGCGCTCTGTATCAGGGCATCCCGCAGTCGAAGAGCCAGATGACCGAGGTGGAAGACACCACCGGCTTCGTCGAAGGTCTTTCGACCGTCGATACGCGCCTGCTGAAGCTCTACGGCGAGAAGGCTCGCCTGATGCGCGCCAGCGAAGGCCGCAGCTTCCTCGAAAGCATCGCACAGGAAGTCGAAAGCTCGATCTGGTATTCGGACGTGCGGGTGAACGGCAAGAAGTTCCACGGCCTCGCGCCGCGTTACAACACGCTTGCCAACCCCTGCGTGGTCGGCGGCGGCGGCTCCGGCTCGGACAACACCTCGATCTGGATGGTCACTCACGGTGACGGCCAGACCAGCGTTATCACCCCTGAAGGCATTGCTGCCGGTGTGACGCAGGAAGACATGGGCAAGCAGCGCGTCCTCGACAGCGCTGGCAACCCCTACTACGTCATGGAAGAGAAGTTCGAGCAGCACGTTGGTATCGCTGTGAAGGACTGGCGCTACACCGGGCGCATCGCCAACATCGACGTGTCGGACGCTCTGGCCGGTAACGTCAACCTCTACCGCCTCCTGACCAGCCTGTTCTACAAGTTGCAGGGTCGCCGCCACTACAAGTTCGACAGCGCCGGGATGCCGATGCAGGGTCGCACTGTGATCTACATGAACCGCACCATGCTCGAAGTGCTGGACAATCTCGCCACCAACGTCCCCGCTGGCGGCACCGGGATCAACAGCTTCCTGCGCCTCTCGCGCATGGAGATTCAGGGCGAGGAAGTGCTGACGTGGCGCGGTGTTCCGATCCGTGAAACCGACGCTCTTTTGAACACCGAAGCGGCCATCGCTTAATCGCTGCACTGACAGGAAAGGACACTCACATGATCTTCGACAACACCCTGCTCTTCAGTGACGCACAGGCGATCACTGCGAACGCGCCCTCGACCAACGTGGTCGATCTCGGCAACACCGGGACGCCTTATGGCGGGCGCAAGCTCGTGGCCGACTTCGGCAAGGGGAAGAAAATCCCCCTGTTCGTCTTCGTCACCGCGAACTTCAACACGCTGACCAGCCTGACGGTCATTCTGGAAACCGACAGCGTGGAGAACTTCGCAACGCCGAAGGAGGTCGCATCCAAGACCTACCTGCTGGCCGAACTCACCGCTGGCAAGGAACTGTCGTTCCCTGACAGCCTGCTGGAAGGCACCGATGAGCGCTACGTGCGCTTGCGCTATGTTGTCACCGGCACCAACCCCACCACTGGCGCGATCACCGCAGGTGTCGTCGCGGCCCGCCAGACCAACTTCGCGAGGCACTTCTGATGGTAACGAAAGCTGAAGCCAAGGACGAGGGTGCAACCCCTCGTCCGACCGGCAAGAACTCGGAGCAGGATGCTGAGATCGCAGCCCTCAAGGCGCAGATCGAAACGCTGACTGCGATGGTAACGAAGGCACCGAAGGCCGCAGGCGCGCCGACCAGTAAGGCTGCTTCCGAAGCGGTCATCGCCGCGCGCTCGGACAAGCCCAAGACATACCGCGCCTTGCAGGCTGGCACCGATCTCACGCAGGGCTATATCCCTGAAGGGACGGTGTTCACCACCACGCAGCCGCAGGGTTCGTGGATGGAGCCGGTCGAAGACTAATCCCCCTCGGGGGCGTCACGGGGAGGGGGTCGAGAGATAGGAAGCTCTCGGCCCCCTTTTCACAGGAGAGCACCATGCACCAGTCGCGCACCCTCAACTTCACCCGCCAGCCGGTTCGCATCCCACAGCAGCAGCCGCCGCGTGTCGTTCCGCCGCCGCCGCCCGAAGATTCAACACCCGAACCCGATCCCGCATAAGGCCCGCACACAGGAGGCATCATGGCAACCGTCACTCTTCCCCACTTCAACGTGACCCCGACCTTCCAGAACATCGTCGCGACCATCGCAGGCGCTGGCAGCGTGGACGTTAAAATCCAGAATGTCGGCGATGCTGATGTCGAGATCGTCACCAAGGCATCGGGCGGCGCTCCTGACATCGACACGACCACCGGCATGATTTTCCGCCCCCGCGAGAGCTTCACCTTCAACGCTGCGCAGATTTGGGTTCGCACGCGCGGCGGGCGCGGCGGCAGGGTTTCCCTTCTCACCACCNCNNNAGGAGCNAGACCTGTTCGCTCCCACCGCCCTGTTCGCCGCCTCAGAGCAGGGCATTGTCCTTGATCCAAGCGACCTCACCTCGATGCGCGAGCTTTCGACGGGGGCCACGGCTGCGGCTGTAGGTAGCCCCGTTGGCTTTATCGCTGACAAGCGGCTGATGGGCGGCAAGACGTTCGATGCGTTTGTGGCGGGGCAGCC